AATTTTTTCCTTGTTCTCGATAATATTTCACAATTTCATACAAATTTTCTATCCTACGGTCACACACTTGTAAGGCGTCCAACCAACTATTGACCGCCTCCATCGGTTTATTCAAAGACATATAACATAAACCAATACAGTAATAACTATTCCATACTTCATCTGCCCAACCACCGATTTCTATGCGTTTTCTGTATGTTTCAATAGCGTTTTCCGGCTGTCCAGCGTCTTTGTAACTGTTTGCCAAATAAAATGTATATCGGTCATTGTTCGGAATCTCCAATAAACCTTGTTTTAACAATCGTATATCCCTCTCGAATTTATCCGTTTTTGCCCCACCATCTCCCACATCGTGTATACGCAAATAATCGTAATCCAATGTTTCTACAACACTATCTGGTGGATTGTTCAAATATTCGTGTGTGACCCCCCAATATGAAAACCCTTCGCGATTTCGAACAATACGCGTGTTTTTGTAATGAAAACTGGCATTTCCTTGGAATAAATGATAAGCATCCATCGTCAGACCCGCTTTGAAACTTTCCGGAGAATCTAACGCGGAACCTTCCAACACCATATCCGCATCCATTAATAAAACATAATCACATTGGGTGAATTTCCTACACGCATTTAGAGCATATGTTCTATTGTAACCGAAATCACGAAACTCTTCGAATATGACTTCACCCGGTATATTTTTCTCTTTGAAATATTCTGTTATGATTTCCACACTATTGTCCGTGCTTCCGGTATCACAAATACAATAATAGTCGATTATGTTTGAAACTGAATCTAATAACCGAGTTATGATTTTACTCTCGTTTTTAATTATCATATTCAAACATATTTTAGGCATTTGTAATTTTGATTATATTGAATACTTCTTTTTGATATATTTTATCATAAATATATATTTTTATATATTATAAATATAGTAAATCATAATATGTCTTTTACAAGATTTCACGATGATCCAGCACGAATACTCAAACAAAATGAAATCAGCACTTACTCCGAAAGATACTATTTGAATACCCCCGGACAAGGTGTGAACTTGCCATTTGATGAAGACCCTCACATACGTTTACAGAGTTGGGGTGCCAATTTGACAACGAATAACCTTAACTTGGAAAGCGACCTCCGTGGACTCACACGAAAATTCACAAAAGACCTTCCTCAAACAAATAACTACAAAGACCATCAAGCAGTTACAAGACCTTATTCATACAGAAATTCACAGCCTTTTGTGGAAGAAAGCCGTGCTTCGCACCCTGCGTGGTTATATAAAGATTTAGAACAAACCCGATGGGAATACCCAATTATTAATCCTCAAGCAAATGTCGAAAAACAATTTCATTCGAATGTTCAAACACGTATTTTAGAAAAAGACCGATTTGTTCCTGGTGTATATAATCAAACAAATTATTCATTTTGAAGATTCAAATCTAGGATTTCTCTATCGGGACTTTTTAATTAGTTTTGTTCAACTATTTTCTTATACCATTATAATATAATATAATAGTATAATTATGGAAGTCGCTATACCATTAGTAGCTTTGGGAGGTCTATACGTAGTTTCAAATCAAAATAGAAATAGAGAAAATTTCCAACAACAAAAATACGAAGGAAAACTTCCAAACGTCGATGTTCCCAACAAAAATTACAACCAAAATACCACCGAATTTACCGCCAAAAATGACCTTACGTCAAAACTGTCCACCGTTAATGTGTATGATGGAAACAGTGTCTATACCGACAAATACTTTAACAGAAACTTGCCAAAAACAATGGTCAATACTACCGCCACACAAAACAGTTCGGCTTTTACCGGCGAAACTCCCAACCCACAAACCTCACAATTCCGCTCCATGAACGGCGAAACAGTCAACGCCGATTACTTCCAACACAATAATATGCAACCATTCTTCGGTAGTCATATCCGAACCATGAGAACCGACGCAAATAGCGGCGAAAGTATTTTAGATAACTATGCTGGTGCCGGTTCTCAAACCATCAAGAAAACCGAACGTGCTCCTCTGTTCTCCCCTCAAGAAAATATGCAGTTCGCACACGGAACACCCAATATGACAGACTTCTTTCAATCCCGCGTAAACCCTTCGCAGAAAATGTCCAATGTCAAACCATTTGCCGACCAAAAAGTCGGACCCGGAATCGGTGCCGGATACACTACTGAAGGTAAAGATGGATACAACTCCGCCCTCCTCAATAGAAACCTCTATTTAGCCAAAACTGTCGATGAACTACGCACACAAAATAATCCTAAGGCCAGTGGATTCGCATTGTTGGGTCACGAAGGACCCGCTGATAGCTTCATCAAAACCAGAGGAGATTTAGGAATTCAAGAAAAACACCGTCCTGATACTTTCTTCGAAATGGGACAAGAACGATATTTCACCACCGGAGGTATCGAAACAGCACCCGCTTCAAGAGGTATTCATCTAGACTTCCAAGAAAAAACAAACAACCGTCAAAATACGACCACATCTTATTCCGGTGGTGCCGCATCTCAAACACCCGCACAATACAACGCAGAAGGTGAATATATGCCATCCAAACATATTGATTTAGGACCTGTTCCTGTGAAACCCGCCATGAGAATCGGTGCCAATGGTGGTAATGAAGCCGACTACGGTATGAAATCAGCAATGGTGTATGAAAATAACCGCTCAGCCAACGTCCAAGACACTTATTTCGGTGCTTTCAGCAGTGCCATTGGTGCGGTAGTTTCCCCATTATTGGATGTTGTAAGACCATCCCGCAAAGAAAACGCTATTGGTAACTTGCGACCTTACCAAAATCCCGGAACAACCGTTTCTAATTCATATGTGTATAATCCCGCTGATAAACCTGCTCCTACTATCCGTGAAACAACAGAGGTCGGTAAAGGGCATCTTTTCGTGAACAGTTTGGCCAGAAGTGATGGTTATTTAGTAGCCGATGTTAACGCAGCTCCAACAAAGCGTCAAACACAAAGTGATTTCTATTATGCTGGTGTGGGAAGTGCTGGAGAACGTGGAAGACAGCCTCGTGCTTATGACGCAGAATACAATCAACGTAATAATGATGTGAAGTCATCGACATTACGAGGATATACCCCATCGGGAGGTATGGGTCTAATGAACTCCAACATTAATATGACGACTGTTCCCCGTGAAATCACACAGAAAAATCGCAGGGATATGGTTCCGACGATGCCCTACCAAACGGTTTCTGCAGAAGCCATGGGACGTGCTACTGGAAGTAGCCAAAATGCGACTACATATTCCAACATTCAATTGGACCGCACACAAGGTGATGTTCTCCAACAATTGAAAGGAAACCCTTTTGCTATTTCTCACGTGAAAGGATTGTAAATTGTTTATATAATGAGTTTTATTTTTATTACTATATTGTAATAAATGTAAATGTGGTTTAGGTGTTTCCATTTTCCATATATGCTTGCGTTTATTAGACCCTGCTATGGATATATTGTAAAGCATAGTTACAGCCAGATCCAAAATGATTATTTTAAATATAGAAGTTGTCATAGAAGAAACTTTAAAAAATCTAAAGGTTACACAAACTATGTTGAAGACCATCATGTAATACCCAAACAATGGAGACACCACGAACTCTTACAAAATATAAATTTCGATGTTCATTGTAGTGATAATTTGTATATTATGCCTAATAATGATGCCACAAAACGATTCCATCTTCATCCTGACACTCTTATCCATCAAGGTGGCCATCGCAAATACAATTATTATGTGAAAGAACAACTCGATTACATACAAGGACTTGACAAAGACGCACAAGAATATCAATTCTGGTTACTATTACACCACTTGAAATCAAACATGAAATTTAATAAAGATGGTATTCCTTGGAAATGAATAGTTAGGTTCTCAACGGGTTCTCAAACACCTCAAAATATTTTGGATGTATAGAATCCAAGATTTTTTCTAAAGTATTTTTTGTTTGATATTTTTGAATGGTTTTTATTTTTATGAATTCGAGAACCTAAATAGTAATTGAGAACCTAACATATGAAAATCCTCGAAAAACGCCTAAAAATGGCCATTTTTGGACCATTAGTGTTTGGTTCTCGAAGGGTTCTCAAACACGCTGAAAATATTTTGTGTATAATTTCCTACAAAATATTTTACTGTTTTTATTTTTTCATTTTTTCTAACAAATTATTTTTATGATTTTGAGAACCTGTTGAGAACTTAAATAATCGATATAGATTGAATCGTTTTTCTTTAATCAAACATATATATTTATATGATATGGAAGTAGAAATAGACCCAGATAAACAATATATAATTGATTTATTTAGAAATAATGTGAAAGGCGTTGAAATTCAACTTGGAGGACAAAATACAAATCATTGTGGTAGAGAAGGACATTGGTTAGAAAAACAAATGGGTATTATTCATAATTCAAAGAATGAACCTGATTTACGCGGTTATGAAATGAAAAAGCATTCAGCAAAGACTACATTAGGTGATTTTAGTGCTTCAGAGTATGCGTTTTCAAGAAAAAACAAGAGAACGATGATAAACCAGCTCAATGATTGGTCAGATGACATAGAAATATCAAGAAGTGATTTCATCAAATGTTTTGGAACTCCAAATACGAATAAGAATAATAGATATTCATGGTCAGGTTCTTGTATTCCACATTATAACCATTGGAACAAGTTTGGTCAAATACTTCATATCAATGAAAATAATGATATTATTATTTATTATTCATTTTCAAAAGACACAAGAACAGACAAGGAACATTTCCCTTTGATTTTTAAACATGATGATATTGTAATAGCACTTTGGAAATCAGAAAAAATGATGGCACATATCAACAATAAATTCAATTCTAAAGGATTCTTCATGTGTAAAAAAAATAGTGAAAATAAATATGACAGTATTTGTTTCGGTAAAGCATTTGACTTTGACTATTTCATAGAATGTATCAAAAATAAACTTATTATATTTGATAGTGGAATGTATGATGGAAATAGCCGTAATTATTCGCAGTTTAGAGGTTCTGCGTTTTGGGAAAATCTCATTATTGAAGAGCATTTTTAATATGATTTCCTAAATGATACGCAAATTTACAAGCAACCGCATTTCCGATCTGCATGATAACATCTTTTTTTGAACCTTCCAACACATATTCATCTGGAAAACTTTGAATACGTTTTAATTCCAATACACTTAATCGTCGTATTTCACTATCACTATATTTCACTAAAGCGTCATATCCATCTTTCCAATATCGTGCTGGTATAGTGTATGATGGCTTATCTGGGTCTAAAAATTGGGCTCCAAACCCAGCACCTCTTTCCAATGATTTCTTCTTTTTGTTAATGATTCCCTGTATTGCACGTTCACTTAAATAATGTGAGCTATCTACTTCAGTTTTATCTAACAATATAGTTTTTACTGGAATTCGTTCTTCTATAGATTGAATGATGGGCTCAGGTGCTGTTGGAATAATATTCAAATCTTTTCGAAATCCAATTATGATCGTTCGACGACGATTCTGAGGAACTTCAAAATCACTCGCATATAATTTGTTTATCTTACAATCATAATTTCGCGTCAGTTCATTCATTATGATATCGATAACATTTTCACCCGATTCTGTTTTTTTCGACAACATACCTATCACATTCTCCATAATAAAAGCCTTGGGCTTGAAATAATCCAAATATTTGACATATTCCATAAATAAAGCATTTCGTGGATCATTTTTATCTCGTTTTCCTGCGATAGAATACGATTGACAAGGCGGTCCTCCCACAATAATATCGACTTGTTGATTGTCTTTATTATACTCTTGGTCAAATTGTTCCGGTAATAATTTCGTCAGATCCGCACAATATGCTTTATGCTCGAAATTCTTATTATAACTTTCAACGGCCTTATCCCACACATCTATTCCTGCTATAATATTCAGACCCGCGTCCGTTAAGCCCTTCGACATTCCACCACAACCACAAAACAAATCAATTACATTTAGCTTCGTTTTGGTTGTCTCGCTCTCTATATTTTGATTCGCTAGACATTGTCGTGATTTTATTAGCTCTATGATTTGAGCCTTTGTTTTTGATTTACAATTTTTTATATCTAGACTTTCACATAATTCCAATAACTCCTTTTTTTGTTTTGTAGATAAATCCATCTCTTTATTTATACACTTAATATATTCATTCTTTTGTATCAATTTTTTGGAAATAAATAGTTTGGTTCTCAAAAGGTTCTCAAACACCACAAAATATTTTGGATGTATAGAATCCAAGATTTTTTCTAAAGTATTTTTTGTTTGATATTTTTGAATGGTTTTTATTTTTATGAATTCGAGAACCTAAATAGTAATTGAGAACCTAACATATGAAAATCCTCGAAAAACGCCTAAAAATGGCCATTTTTGGACCATTAGTGTTTGGTTCTCGAAGGGTTCTCAAACACGCTGAAAATATTTTGTGTATAATTTCCTACAAAATATTTTACTGTTTTTATTTTTTCATTTTTTCTAACAAATTATTTTTACAAATTTGAGAACCTGTCGAGAACCTAAACATAAGAAAATCGCATTTTTTCAATCATTTTACAATCTATTTCCATAGTTCCCAATTTAATAAGTTTTTGAGAACAATATTGCTCATTGCTTCGTATTTCATGTGGGTCCTCCGATGAATCCATCAATGCCTTCGCCATATCCCTCACATTATTTATTTTTGTAGGATATTCGTCCTTTAAGTTCTCGATGGTTCCATAATTCTTTTCCGACCTTTTCTCGATTCCAATTCCATATTGTATTTTATCTTCAATATCCTCTAAATTCATCGGCGTCTTTAATCGCTTCATTTCTTTGAATGTTTCATACGCCGCCCTCAAATCATGACTAATATTGTGTTTGACACCAGAAATATAATAAAAAGAACCGGGTGGGTCTTCCGGTGAAATATTCGAGAACCCATGCTCTTCTCCACAATTAGGCTCGCATTCATCCGTCGCACATACCTCCCTATGAATTTTGTATGAACCCTTCCGCGATGATTTATCGTTGAAAAAACAGCGGCCATAATCAATGAGTTTACACACATATTTGGATTTGAATGAAATGATTTTACCCGAAGGCAATGTATAATGAAATTCTACATATTTTCCGGGGTAAGGCTCATACACTAATATATTATCCAAATGTAAATCATAGTGTGTGAAATCCATACAAAGAATACTTAATGGAATATACACTTGTAATAAAGCATACAATAAACTATATTTTCTGAATTCGGTATCGTGAATCGCATCGCGTAATGATTGTGTTTGAGTCTTGCTTTTAATACTCTGTATTAGAATCGCTATGAGCTTGGCGTCTCTACAAGCCGTCTTGAAATCCATCGAACTGGATTTTTTTATTAGATTCCTCTTGAGAACTTTAGCGGAAACTTCATTGTTCTTCATATGATTATGGATTCGATTGTTGTAATATTTGTAAATACCATATGTTTCCAAAAAACAAGGAAAATAATGGTTGAGCTTATTGATGTATTGTCCCACCAAATATTCATAATACAAATTGTCGGAGACACTGGCAATGTTGGATTTCAAAATGGCATAAGCATTATAACCACGATGACTGTATGCGATTTCTTTTACAAATCCATTATCCGATGGCTTCCCAATGGATTTAGTGTTTGACTTCATATAATCAAAATCCACGAAACCATTGAAAAATTGCTTGATTTTTGCGACCTCCTTTCCAAATGTAATACACTCACTAGAATCACTACATACTTGTTTTAGAAAATGAGCAATTCTATTATGCTTTGTGCGTTTCATAAAAGACGATATTTGTGCTCTAGGAATTTCTTCTTTTTTCCTAAACCGCCGTGTGATATTACATTCAGAATCATATTTGTATTTCGACGATAAACGACAGTATTTTCGTGTTTTGCCATTACAATACATACATTTTTCGTGAAACGGACATTTTTTCCTACTTAATTGCTTACATTCTGATGTGCATCGTTTTTTTGAAGTCATATAATTTATAAGTATATATTAGACTGATATTTAGAAAATGAGTGTATGTTGTTGTCCAAAAAATATTACTTTTGATTTATCTGGAATGGTAGTTGACCCAAATGACGAAGAAAAAGTGATTCCTGATATTTTCAAAACCGAAGTTGTCAAAAAAATACTTTTACCATATTACAAAGAAAACATCGAATATATTGTAAATACTAAATCCGGATGGTCTAGAGTGAGCACTGCGTTTATGACTGCTTCAACATTATTAGTCGGTGCGGCGTCCATTTTATCTTTTGCTAGTGGCGTGTATCCAAACAGGGATTTGAACTTTGTGGCAGGTTCTATCGGTTTAGTCGCATTAGTATTTAAAGAATTCGCTTCATATGCTAATACAATCGACCACGTGAAAACATTGTCGATAAATGATATTTTGAAAAACTTGAATATCGAACACGAGATGAGCGATATTTCCAAAAACAATGAACGTATTTTCAATAAAGATAAAATTATTGCTAAAGATGATGATACTGATGTAGGTTCTCAACACACACGTCGGAGTTTCAATAAAGGAAATATGAGCAATATGATATTTAATTTGGGAGATAATACCAGTTTAGATAACACTGATATCAATGATGAAATTGTTTAAGAATGACTGTGGCTGAGAAGCAATGATTCAGCATTTGATAATCTTGCTAAAATATCTTGGTTGATGGTTTGTAATGTGGTAATATCGGATTGTAAAGTGATGATTGTGTTTTGTGCTGTGGTTAGCTCTGCCGTCAAATTGGCAATAGTATCAGGAATATTTCTACTGTATGACATTTCCGCGGGAGTTGAATCGGGGTCATACATCATAACATATCCGGGTAATGAAATGTCGCCGTTGGTGCCAGATTGGCGGATGGCCACGACGCCTAGACGACCTTGGTCGACATAGGTCCCACCATTTACGGCGATAATTTCTCCCGAAATCGTTTCAGTAAATAATGTGTTGGTGCCAGTTGTGGGAAGTTTTATAGATACCGAACCACCACCTATGTTGGACATACGGATATAATCGGTTCCAGACACTAATACCATATCTTCTTCGGATTGATAATGAGGAGTTTGTACAGACATTTGTTTTTGAAGTATATATATAATTGTTATAAGAATTATATATCGAGAAAAAACGACTAAGGATTTTCTAAGGCGGATAATCGTGCTAATACATCGGCCATTTGTGTTTCTAACGTTGCGTTTTTCGCTTCTAAATCTGCGACCTTGGCTTTCTCGGCTTGTAGTTGTCGGTCCACTTCTTGTAAGGCAGCGGTTGCTATTGTGAAAATAGCGTTTTTATCTAAAATATGAAAATCATCGACTTGTTGGCCGTATACAAACACTTTATTGCCCTCTATAATATTACCCGACTCATCTACATCTCCCATTATTTCAGACAAATCTGTATCAACACGAATGTGGCTGGCATCAATAATCTCTTCTATATCTACAAAGTGTTCTTTGTTTTCCTTATCGATGATTCTCAATGTATTAAAACTGGCATCTAAATTTTGAGTATTAAACCCTTGATAAAAGTGTAAAGTCTTATGATCGACGTCAATAGATACTAATTGGATAATATTTGGAATAGAATCCTCTTGTGTTTGTACAGCAAGAGGAAGAATGTCTCCAACTTCTTGGGCAATAAATCCATATACAGTTTTATCACCTCTTGATAATTTATCTTTATACTGATACATCTTTGGATTTAATTGTCGTAATTTTTGAAGTGCTGAGTCGTCTAATATGTCATTAATATTTTCCTTAATGCGTAAATCACTATTAGCAAAAACCGACGACCCAACTATGCCGTCGGTCGCTTTAATACTTATGGCTTTACTTAGATTATTTCCATTAGTTTTGAACCCATTATGAACTTCGAAATATGACGACGCACCGGAAAGTGTGATAGTAGTCGCCCTACTTACATGTAATGGAACACTAGGACTCGTAGTCCCAATACCTACATTTCCTGATGAATTCATATTTAAACCGATTATATTATTATACCCTCCGGTGCTAGTTCTAGGATTCATTTGAAGGACATTATTTTCAGAATACAATAAAAATTTTGTTGTGCCTGCTGTGTAAGGACTTAACTGTAAACCACCTCCTGCTATTGTCAATAGATTATCAGGACTCGTAGTCCCAATACCTACTCTGCCGTGAGAAGCATGTCCTTTAATTGTCATAGCATGATATGCTACTGTATTCGCTCCTGAAGTCCAAAATTGCAAATCAGTGCTATCAGTCCATCCAGGATTCCGAATGCAATGTATTTGAGGACCGTAGCCATTTACGCCCAATTGTATTAAACTTTCAGTGTGTGCTGCTGACGTATCATTTCCAGTATTAATATTATCTGTATGTACTTGTAGACCGGTGCCTTCTATATGAAGAGTCTTGTAAGGACTCGTAGTCCCAATACCTACATTGCCCCCATATGGATTTAAACATAAACTCTTTTTCGTGCTTACATTATCAGCTTGAAAAACCTCTATATCAACACCATTACTATGGTTATTAGGATTAATAATAAGTGAATTATTGTTTGCCCCAGTATGTTCGACCATACACGACCCATCTGTAATTTGTAATTTATTGGTTGGGTTTGAAGTCCCAATACCTACATTTTGCGTTCCATCTCCTAAAATAAATGTATTGTCGGCCCCCGCAGTAGAGCCATTACCAATGGCCACAGCATTATTATATGTGCTTGTTGAAGCGTTATTACCAATCGCCACACTGTTTGTTCCATCAGCAGTTGAACCAGAGCCAATCGCAAATGTAGAACCATATGAAACACCACCTTGATTCATTAAATTCGTTACATTTGTATCCAAAGCATTTAAACTAACATCGTGACCATTCAAACTAGCATCGTGGATATTCAAACTAACATCAATCGTGCTCAAATGAAGAGGAATATCGTTACTGTAAGTGATTTCTTTGGGGTTTCCGTTAGGGTCATACATCAATACATTATTAGGGAGTGGTAATCCGGTTCCTTCTCCAGATTCGCGTATTTGTGTGAGTGCCAATCGTCCTTGATCAACATATGTCCCACCATTCACAGCGATCAAATCACCATCAATATTTTCTACAATAGGTGTTGAATCTCCCACTGTGGGTAATTTGATGGAAAACATTCCTCCTCCAATACTTGCCATACGAATATAATCACTTCCAGCTACCAAGACCATATCTTCTTCGGCATAATGGGATGGCTCTTGAACAGACATTTATTATGTATATGTATATATAAAATCATACACATAATATATTATACTTTTTGCCATATTAAAAACTCATTGTCCCCGCTTTTCAAATGAAATGGTCCAGCACATCCATAATCTTCTGAACAAACCATTAGTGGAATTTTTAATGCGTCTAAAATTTCGGGTTTTACACTAAACTTTAATTGTATAGACTCGTCGGTTTCATCCAACTTTGCTTCTAAACCATTCACACAAACACTGTCGAAATCGGCTTTATCACTACCGTTTGAATCTTTCCATGTATTTTGCCAAATCGATAGTGGCATTGAAGTTTTTGTTCTGGAATCATACACAACTTGAAATTTGGCGGCCTTTTCATTCGCATTGTGATAAATATTTTGATTCATATATCTCGATGCCATTTTCAAAGGGTCTTCACACGGAGGCGTCAATTGTAAATATTGTGGTGAAGTCAAAAAGATATTTTGATAAATTTCCACATTCAATGAATCCCAAACATCCTTTGTTCTATCCCAAATTCGTGTATGAATATCACAATCACGCGAACTCATAAACAAATTGTTTCGAACCATCACTCCACCTGAAGTCATAAAAGAAATGCCATAATTATTATTGTTGAATACATTTCTCTCCACGATTCCAGTTGTTAGCCGTCCAATCTCAAAATCAATACCGCTTTTCTCATTGTCAATTATTACATTTTTACGGTAAATACAATTTTTACCGGCACCTTGGTCAGACCAAACACCGTGACAATAATTATTGCGAATCAAGTTGTTTTCAATCAACGAATTGTCCGGACGATGAACCTTTAATCCAGCACTTTCCCATCTACGCTTTCCGGAAAAATGTAAATTGTTATTACGCTCAACAATATTACCAGTAAACTCGAATCGTTTTCCCATAAAAGACGCCGTTCCAGCAGCACCATTGTCACTAATAATATTGTTTCTTATCATATTTCGACTAGAATGATAGCTTGTTTGAGTATTTTCCGGAATTCCATTTTCGGAATCTTGACCAGAATTTCCTTCATTTCCCCAATCAATACCAATCGAATTAGCAAAACGAATAATATTGTTTTCAATTGTCCAATATGAACCTCGGCGAAGTCCTACGGCACCTTGTTGTTGTTGTGAGGGATATTTCCAAAATTCATTTGGATAATTATTTCCACAATGCTCAAACACAAATCCATCCACCACAATGTGTTTTAATCCTCTACGGTGTGGAGCAAACAATCTTCGCTGATTACATATTTCAATCACTGATGATGAATCAACGTCTTTTCCTAAATGAATATTCAATTTATTTTCGGTTTTGTTGTAATACCACGATTCTTCTGTGCTTGTCATTTCTTCTAAATACGGCATTTGAGTATACATTTTTCCATTGACAAACACTTGACCCAAACAATATACCATATTTGGGTCGCATTCATTGATTGGAATTTCCCCCCGAAGAGCCTCTGGACGGCCATTCCGTCCATATGGAGTCACACATAATGGTATCAAAAATGGATTGGAACCATCCTTCATTGATGTATCAGTAAAATCAGAATCTACTAATGGCCCACTACATATTCCATTCGCAACAATTTGTGTTGGGTCACTCGGCAACCATATTGCTGAACCTCTCACAATAGCCTTATGTTTCTCAACAGAACGAAATGTAATAGGACTGTCGTGGTCACCGCTTAAAATAGGAGCGACACGTTCTCTGTAGATTCCGGGTTGAACCATTACAGTATCGCCAGGTTGAACCACGAAGGTCGATTTTGTTATAGTCTTAAATGGAGCGTTCAATGAACCATCATTGTTGTCATTTCCAGATTGATCACACACATAATATATGGACATAATCGATATATTATATTCTATGACTTTGTTTTATATATTTTTTATTACAATCTCTAAATTTTCAGGTCCATTACTCCGCGAAGAATCAATGTAAATACGATTGTGTGAACAATGAGACCAATTAACGTTGGGCAACCGGTTGGACTAGCGATTTTTACAAACGAACCTAGTAAACTGTTCACCCAAATATATGTGTATGGATTTGCGACGATTAAAAAAATGACGGTCGTTATAAGGGTGTATTTCCATTTTTTCATATTATCCAATTCTGTTTTCTCTTCGTGGGTCTTTTCGTTGGAGCCGGGGGTGGGTATAGTGAATGTGCTCATATATATTATTTGTGATATTTTCCTAAATTACATTTCATTGATTGTGTCATAATACGATTTTGTCATTGTCACTTTCTTTTTACGGATTTTTGGTTTCTTGTTTTTCACGACCTCTTCATTACAATGAACTACAATGTTATGATATTCACTCTGTAGTATTTTTTTAATGAACTCATACACAAAATCCAGTGGTTTTTCATTACAATTACCCACTATTAAACAACTCCCTGTTCTGAATATCATAAACGATATTTCAGTGTATTTCTTCGAAGCAATCAATTCGCTCATTTTCATTGCTCGGTCTTGGTGTTTCAATAATCCATTTTGTTTTAATATTTCCGCGGGGTCATCACTATTCATAGCGATTTCATTGTTGTAATAAAACTTACATTTAACTCCCGGATAACTACAAGGGTCATACGCAGCTTCGATATTGTATTTTTCACTACGTAATATTTTATGTAGTTTATCACGATTTATATAAAATCCGCAATTGAAATTTGAATTGATAAGCACAACTTCGGGATTGCCGAACTCCAAACGCTCTTCCACGTGTGGTTGTAAACAACGGTGTATCATCATTTTCACGGACTCCAACAAAGAATCATTCAATAAACCCGGGATTTCCAATTTACCAGTATTGAAAACTTTCACGTGGATTTCCTTGAATTCACCGTCTTGGTAAAATCGTAAAATCATCGCGAAACAATTGTAAAAAGCGTTTTTCACCTTACCACGACACACCATTATATCCTTCTTTGATAATCCTACAGTTATTTTCCTCTCATCCTTGAATTTGATTCGCCTTGCCTCAGGATTGTCTATTTCTTTGATAATATGCTCACTGTAATATTTCAAACCATCTAGTTTAGACTTGTATTCTTCATACTCTTCACGCGATTTAGACACAATCTTCATTTGCTTCTTGATTACGCAATCTTCTCGACTATTGTAATCAGCGATCGGAATCAACCAGAATATGCGATTTATATCTATCGGTTGATTCAAAAATAATACCACTGTTTTTGTCGATACATATAAATCTTCACATTCTGGTATAGAGTCATTTATGTTTTCGTGACAAACCTTAGAACCTTCAGGAACACACGACGGAGGAGAAGGTGGTTCACTACTGAATGGATTTTGCGACCCTTGGAGAAACATCATCCATTCATTATCTAAATTATTATTCATTTTCATATAAAGAGATGTTGTCTTCTTTAAATGGTTTTTCTAAATCAATTTTTTACTTTTTTGTTGTTCAATTTTTATTTGGGGCATTATATTGAAGGTATTGTAGATGATAATCAATGGAGGTGATATTATTGTGTAGGAGTTCTCCGATGTTATGTAAGAATTCGCGGTTTACGAGGGTTTTCTTTTTATACACAATATGATTGTAGTAGTTGGTTAGTATGTTACGTTTGTCAATGTTGTATTCGCAGCTAATATCATACAAATACTTTTGGACATCGATGTTTGCGACTTTTTTCGTGAATAATAATTCGTGTAATTTTTCATAAACGGATTCATTTACCGTATTGATTTCCCAATCACTGATGCCCTGATTTACTTGTATAAAATTAATCATACTCCGAATATCAGAGACAAATGTTTTCTGGATACTGTCTATGGTTGTTTTAGACAAATTCAGGTTTTCATTTTTGGAAACATTTGTTAAGAATTCATCTATTTCGGATTTGGGTAGTTGGTTGAATCGAATGGATAATAATTCGTTTTTGAGCGATTCATCGACCTTGGAAATATAATTACATATCAAACAAAAACGCACATTTTGTTTGGACGTTTGTAACAGATACTTCAAGGCTTGTTGAGCATTTTTCGTCATATAATCCACTTCATCTAAAATGACGAACTTGAATCCTTTTTCAAACATATTCTTTGAATGGACAAATTGATAGATTTGATTACGAATGATATCAATCCCACGCTCATCCGAAGCATTCAAGTGTATGACCATTCCGTTGCGACTTTCTTGGAATTTTTGTTGCCATTCTTGTATGAGGTTGATAATCGTAGTGGTCTTTCCCGTCCCCGGTGGGCCATAAAAAATCATATTGGGGAAATATTTTTTATCCAATATATTTTTAAATATTTGACGATTCAATGGTTCTAATACGATTTCATCGAATTTTTCCGGACGGTATTTTTCGACCCAAGGAATGTTCCCTTTATTTTGATACATTGATTATATATGTTTGAGAACCCATATTTATATTTTTTCACACATAATATATATAGTGTATTCAATGAAGGATAAATCTGGAAACATACCATATAAATACTTACCACAGACACTTTCTAAGTCGGACCGTAAGAAACAACTCGCCAATTTAAGACGAACACGCAAATTATATAAAAAACACTCAAAAACATATGTAAATCGACCAATCCTCAAATCATTCAAATCTAAACCATCCAAACATGTCCAAAAAGCTATGAAAATATACGGAGTGGATTCTATGAAACCTTCGAAAGAACTCGCCAGAAAAACCGGATGTTCTAGAAAAGTATTACGGAAAATCATTAACAAAGGACACGGTGCTTACCATTCTAGCGGGTCCAGACCGAATCAGTCGAAAGAATCTTGGGGGTATGCCCGTCTGGCCAGTGCTATTACGGGTGGACCAGCATCCAAAGTGGACGCACATTTGTTGGAAGAAGGATGTGATAAATCATCTAGTTTAGCATACAAAATGTATAAAGAGTCTTTTCCATAAATTTGTAAAAATTGATTCTAAAATTTCATTACAATACATATAGCATGACTTCTATTCTTCACAATATGGAACCTCAGAGCACAACCGGATATTTAGGGATTATACTGGGACCTATGTTTTCGGGTAAGACAACGCGTCTCATACAGTTGTATAAAACCAGAACATACATCAATAAAAAGGTCGTTGTATTGAATTACGAAGGAGACACTCGGTATAGCTCAGACAAACTATCCACACACGATGGAATACAAATCCCTTGTTTATTTGTCGATGATGTGTATAAATGTTGGAATGATTCAAACAATCAATACTATTCTGAAATACGCGGAGCGGACACTATTCTAATCAACGAAGCACAAATGTTTCCTCAATTGTTAGAAACCGTTTTGGATATGGTGGAAAATGCCAAAAAAGAGGTCTTTCTGTGTGGCTTAGATGGTGATTTCAAACGTCAAGAATTCGGTGATATGTTGAAATTGGTTCCGTATTGCGATAATGTAGAAAAACTTACGTCATTGTGTGCGGATTGTAAAGATGGAACACACGCTCTGTTCTCACACAGAATCTCTCAAGAAACGGAGCAAATAGTAGTCGGTTCTTCGAACTATAAACCATTGTGTAGGAAATGTTATGTGGCATATAATCAAAAATAATCAAGAAACAATAATCAATGAAAATGTGGTCAAAACAATATTTAAAAACAATATAAATATTTTTTTGCGATTTTCAAATATTAATGAGTGAAGTAAAAAAACGGGGAAGGAAGAAGAAGGATACTACAACCGTTCAAAATGAAACTGCCACCGAAAATATTAAAATAGAAATAACCGAAGAAAAAGAAAAAGCGGAAGAACCTCCTGTCAAAGTCCTGAAAAAACGCGGTAGAAAACCAAAGGGAGGTAAGCTAATGGTGCTACCTGAACAGAAAATAGATAATGAAATCATTACCCGAAATGTAATTCTTCATTTGAAATGTTCAATGAAAGACCTTCTTGAAAATACTAATCAAGATAATATTAATCTGTTGGATCCACTCGTATATAACCCTTCGATACCTCCCAATATTTCTACGTATGACCCTGCGTTAGATAATAAACAAAACTTTGCGGTATATGATAATACCACAGATAATGAAAACGAAGAGCCAAAATTGAATCAAACACAATATGCTTATGAACCTAAAGTGCTGTGTTATAAATGTAATAATTCTGTTGATGAATCTAGGGATGAAGATGCGGATGATACAACTGCGTGTGATAATATATCCAATGTTTCATTGAAAGATGTCCATAGTAAACTCAAAAAACTAAAAATACATTATTATAAAAATATTCCAACCAATAAGAATTCGGCCTGTTTCTGGTGCACATATGAATTCGATAGCCCACCTTGTCATATTCCAAAATATGAAATCGATAATGAGCTTTATGGTTATGGTTCATTTTGCCGTCCAGAATGTGCTGTAGGATATTTGATGAAGGAAATTTTGGATGATTCCACGAAATTCGAACGATATCATTTATTGAATCGCATTTACGGAAAAATCTTCGGATTCAAAAAGAATATTAAACCAGCACCTAATCCATATTATTTGTTGGATAAATTTTACGGTTCACTCTCTATACAAGAATACAGGAAATTACTTCAAACAGAATACTTATTATCTGTGGTAGATAAACCTATGACGCGATTTTTACCCGAAATTCACGAAGACAATGACGAATTTGTAATGAATATATATGGTGAAAGCAAACATACTACACAAAGTGGAGGTATGTATAAAGTGAAACGTGCTAGTGAAAAACAATCCGGACCTAGCAAGAACAGTATCATACAAAATAATTTCGGCGGAGGAGGAAGCTCATGCCAATAAAACCACCCTAAAAAGTTTTTAAAAATATCTATATAAATATAATATTCTATGATGATTATATTGATATGATTACGATAGATATTGTTGGAGGACTCGGGAACCAACTCTTCAAAATATTTGCCGTAATAGCCTATTCTATTAAACACCAACAACAATTCTTGTTTGAATACAAAGAACAAATCCTTAATAGACATACTTATTGGAGCTCGTTCTTGAGCCGTCTCAAAATATTCACCACTATTATTCCTATTAATCAAACAAACTACTATAATGCGTTAAGACAAAGCAATGTTGTCTTACACAAAGAAAGTGCTGTATATGAATACCAAGAAATACCTCATTATGACGGAAACAGCGTTTTTTTACGCGGATATTTTCAAAGCTATAAATATTTCGAAGAATACAAAGAAAAAATATACCAAATTATCGGACTTCGCAATTTCCAACAACAAATAAAACATACTTATACAGAATATTTCTCCGATGAAAATACATCATATATCAGCATGCATTTTCGATTAGGTGACTATAAACAATTACCAAATCACCATCCCATTATACCACTACAATATTACGAAAAATCACTCATTGAAATCCACAAAAAACTCCAACAAGAATCTTATTGTGTTTTATATTTTTGCGAACAAGAAGACAATGACTATGTCCTTGATTCTATCAATAGCCTCAAACAAAATCAATTATTACATAATTTCACATTTAGAAAAGTAGATGACACTATCGATGACTGGAAACAAGTCATTCTTATGAGCATATGTGACCATAATGTTATTGCCAATAGCACCTTTAGTTGGTGGGGGGCATATTTTGGAAACCAAGAAAATCGTATAGTTTTTTACCCGAGTATATGGTTTGGTTCTTTTTTAAATCATTTACATACAGAACAACTTTTTCCTCCCCATTGGCAAAAAATTGATTGTGTTTGATTGTTTTTCAAAATATGTATAAAGACTTTGATATATATCTACAATATGTCCACATTCAATAAATACAAGGCCAACTACGCTGGACTCAATGATTTACCCCTTGTAGTTAACCTCAAAGAGAAATATAAAAAAGCAAGAAAGAAAAATAGAAAGCTTACGAAAATATTAATTGACCTGTGTGAAGAAAATCGCCTACTCAGAAATGGTAGTAAGCCAGCTCTAATTGATCTTACAAAACAACCAGACGAAAAAGATGAAGACACACCAAACATATCATATGAATTCATCGACGATAAGTCAAACACAAAGGAAACTCGGGAAATCAAACTAGAGAAACCTAAACTGGAAAAGGGACAATATATCGATAGAATACTTGAAAAAGTTGAGACAAACACTAAAATTGAATATGAAGACGAAGACATCGAAATTGTAGAAGAAGAAGTTAGTAGTGACGAAGAAGAAATGACACTTGGTAGTGACGATCAAGAATTAGATTATGGTGAACTAGCTCAAGCAAAAGGTGAATATGAAGAATATTTACAAGAAAAAGAAGAGGAGGAAGAAGAAGAAGTCGTAGAAGAGGAAGAAGAGGAAGAAGTTGTTGAAGAGGAGGAAGAAGAAGTCGTAGAAGTGGAGGAAGAGGAGGAAGAAGAAGTCGTAGAAGTGGAAGAAGAGGAAGAAGAGGAAGAAGAAGAAGTCGTTGAAGAGGAAGAAGAGGATGTTGAATATGAAGAAGTTGAAGAGGAAGAGGAAGAGGAAGAAGAAGAGGAAGAGGAGGAAGGAGTTTACGAAATTGTGATAAATAAGAAAACATATTATGTATCAAATGAAGTAGACAGCCCTATATATGCTGCGGATGAAAACGGTGATATTAGCGACGAGGTTGGAATATACAAAAAAGGAAAGCCAACATTCTATTAAGTAGCTAGAACTATAGTTAGAAATTATTAGTTAGTTTTATTTTTATTTGCGAATACGGGCTAACCGTTTACGCGTTTTCAAATATTTTTGTTTGAATCTTCTGGTTTTGTTTCTACCTCCAGTTTGAGCAGGTGTTTCTTGTGGTGTTTTTTGTGAAGTATCTTGCGGGGCATTTGTTTGAGATTCATCTGTTTTGGTTTCTACAGAATCACTATCGAAGTAGAATGGTCTATATTTCAAATCCCACGAATATTTAGAAGGTTTTACAATCTTTTCTAACATATTGCCTAAATACTCATTTTTGTATGAACAATCGATGGCACTTGATTTAGTGGAGTCGAGTTCGCCTCCGATTAGTTCGAGGTTTAATTCTATGTTATATTTAGCATCATTTCCATCATCATTTTTAACAATTCCGATTTGTAACGCAGGATCTTTTTTCGATTCATCATTCGAATAAAGTTCCATAAGACTCTTAAACCGTTTATTACTTCTTTCATCGGGGTTCGAATATACTTTTTCCAACAATTGTTGTAATATACCATTTGTACATTCTTTAGGAGAAACGAACTTTTTGATTTCATCGGCGAAATCCGTGAATTTCCTATATTTAGATGTAAGCAATCCTTTGATGTTTTCGTTCTCATTATTGTAATTCAAGTTGAATGTGCTGGGATTAATGTATGTTTTACGAATAATGGTTAAAGATTCAATGTCCGTTTTTTGCCTAAACAGTTCTCCAAAAGCACGTTTGATTTGGTCAGACACCATTGATTCTACATTCTTGAAGGATGTTTCAATCTTATTAATGGATGCGAAATTGATACTGTCGCCTTTATGACTATTTACGTAAGGAATGTTTTTGTCAATTTCAATGAAATGCTTTGTATAGTTCATCGCGGGATTCATAGTGACAGTTTGTTCTTTTTCTGAGGCTTTTTCCTTGATAAACTTTTTCATATCATCATTGATATAGAACTGACCATTTTCTCCGAAATCATTTCGAAATTTGCTTACCTTGTTTTCGATTTCATTGGCCAAGTTATCATACTCGTTTCGTCTGTAAATATTCAATTCATAATATTGTGTTGGTAGTTGTTTGTATTCCGAGTGATTAAATATATCATTGATCCATACAGTTTTACTTAGTGTGTATTTCTTTCCGTTGATATCCAAAATATAATTCTTCTTTAGCATTGAGTCGGATTTCAAGAAAAAAGGTATCAAATCAGTAATCGAGAACGTATATCCAACAATACCATTCAATAAATCAAATGACGATGAAATATTCATATCTGTAGGATAATATGTAGGAAACAAAATGGTCAATACAGTCATAAGATTGTTTGTAACATTATTATTTACAATCTCGATTTCGTCTGGTTTGAAAAATGCCGACTTTTTAGCCCCATAATACACATCTGTAGGAATGGTTTGGATTTTTCGGTAAAATTGGTCTTTGTTGAAAATAAATCGGATTTGTTCTAAATAAGTCATAGACCGCAATAATTCCGAAAAATCAACATCATAGGTAAAATATGGGGTTTCATCGAGTTCTTCCAATGATTGTAATTCGGGGTTTGTCAACATAGAACGGGTAAATGAAATCTTCTCTAATTCCTTCACATTAGTGTATATCTGGATGTTTAGTTTTTCAATATTATAGGACATATCTTATAATATTTAGATAAATTTTTTGACTGCTTAATACCCAGAATATCCCGAAATATTACTTTGTATCATATTTTCTTGGGATGAATCAGCAACAACTGAACTAGGACTTGAAGTAGCATCTCCATTTTCCAAATTAGAACCCATCTTGATGTCACTCAATGATGTTGGTGAAGGTGTTGGTGTAGGAGTTGGTGCGGGAGTTGATGATGGGTCTTGTTCTCGCATTTGTGTATGATAATCCACAAAAGTCTCCGGCAAACAACAAAAGGTGCTTTCTTCATTAAACAAATAATCCACAAACAACATAAATACCAATGTCAATACAAAAGCAATAATGATATCACGAGTTCCCATCCATAAAATGGCAAATATCAAAACATTACGATTCAATGAATATTTAATGTAAGACTCGAGTGTTTTATTCAATTTCACTGTCATAAATCGTGGTGCCATATTGATAATAATAATCATCAATCCAGTGAAATATTTACTTTGGTTCAACGCAGTAATATTGTCATTTGAATATTTGAATAAATTATAGATACCTCTCATAAACCATCCGTCTTTCATATTTGTATTACCTAATATAGGATGTATTTAGATTTTATTTTTCCTGTGTTTTTCCTACAAAACGGTTCTCTATGACCTTGAATTTACACGTAGGGTCGCATATATTACAATGATTCTTCGATTCTATAGGATATACGTGTTCAGCCATTTCAGGACTTACGACTTGACCTTTGTTGATTAAATGACCGTTTTTACAATGGACCTTACAAAACTTCTCTTCTTTTTCAGTAGTTGCTTTATCTTCATCCATTTCAGGATAAGCATCTTCTAGATTCTCAAAAGTTTCTTGCGATTTTTCTAAATCTGGACCATACAGAATATTTCCATCTTTAGGAATTTCTACATTACTTAAATCAATCAATGATTCTATAATTGGTTCTGGTGTATGAGAACCGTCTTCAAAACCTTCACACATTTTCTCCATAAAATCCGACTGATAATAAAAAATAATCAACACACATACAAACACACCATAGATTTTATCAATGGAAACGTAAAACAATATAATAATCACAGCCAATAACTTACCTAAAACTCCGTTGCTTAATTGAGCGAATTTTTTAGGAGATTTCAAAAACAAGAATATCAGAATCATCGGTAAGAATTGGAAAATAATACGGCGAACTTTATCCATATCCATTTTTGTTTTATAATAATATCACATATTATTTATTCAGCATTTTTTATTATCTTTCTTTTTTCGTAAATCACCAAAATAATTATCTACATATTTTGTAAGATAACTTGTTATAAATATATTAATATGAATTTAGGATCAATTGCTTCACCATGGAATAATGATGATATTACACCAAAAAAACGAGTGGCAACAATGAGAAAAACCGTCAAAATTAGACCCAATATTTCTTCCGACAATTCTTATTCCAACTATTCTTCTGAAAATCCAAATGCTGGATTCTTACCTTCTACCATTGAAGAAACCCAAGAAAAAGGAGAAATACACAACCAACGGGTCAATGACCTCATCAATGAGATGGCATCTGTTCAAGACCACAACGATGGAGAAAAATTGGCTAACTTTACACCACCACCTCAACCGATTATTAATATCAAAAAAGACCTTCAACAAGGCAACCCTTATATTCAAGATATGGGAGATGAACCTGTAGAAATGCCGCCAAACCCTCTTCAAATAAAACCTCAAGATATCAAACAAAGCCTTGAAAAAACTAATTTCGATTCACATACACCCAACATTTATAGCAACTACAATAACTCATACAAAAATACTATTTCCAATCTTAAGAATACATTAGCATATCATCAACAAAATCAAACACCAAATATCGATGATAAATTGATGGAGAAAATCAACTATATGGTCCATATGTTGGAAGGTTTAGAAGGCGAAAAAACCGCCAATGTTATGGAAGAATTTATCTTATATACATTTTTAGGAGTATTTGTCATATTTGTGTTGGACTCTTTCTCAAGATCCGCCAAATATATACGCTAAAATTAAATATCATTATATTTCATATATATTGATATGTACGAAGAACCTATTGACCAAGACCCCATTAATCAAGACCCTATGATGAATGACGACCAATACCAAATGGAAGAAGAACCTATGATGATGGAACCACCAAAACCTAGAAAAAAGAAGTCTAGAAAAACCAAACCCACTAACTTCTACTTTATGGTCGATGATGAATACTATTACGGCAAATTGGAAAAACCTATCCGCAAACATACCAAAAAAGCCAAATTCTGTGCTTTAGGAAAAGCCGAATTCGACCACTCCACACGAAAAACCAAAAAACATAAATTTAGTATTCCTCTCAAAAATATGCACAAAAATTTGGAAACGCTTATCAATACAACCCAACCAGAACAATCCTACACAGATATGGAAGAACCTATTGTTGAAGAACCTATGGTAGACAATGCTCCTGTTGTCGAGGAACCTATGATGGACAATGCTCCTGTTGTAGAGGAACCTATTATGGACAATGCTCCTGTTGTAGAGGAACCTATGATGGACAATGCTCCTGTTGTAGAGGAACCTATTGTGGACGACGCAAACAATGACCCTGATGTCGAGGAACCTATGATGGACGACACAAACAATGTTCCTGCTCCTGATTTAGTTGACGAAACACAAGAACAACCCGTTGTTGAAGAAGGAACTTCATCGGAAGAACCCCCTAAACCTCAACCAAGTTTCATGGACAACATCACTAATTTATTTACAACAGAAAACAAGGAAAATGCTCCAAAGGGAGGAACAAAGAAACGCAGATACAGAAAGAAGAACAAGACAAATAAAAGAAAGGGAAAAAGAGCCTAAATTTCACGAAATGATCAAACAGGTTCTCGGATTTAGTTTTTTAGGAATGAAATAATTTAGGGTGTAATAGAATTGGTCGATTTCTAAAAACGGTTTTCTGTCCAGAAAATCGAGAACCAAGAAGTTGTGTGATATATTTTCTATCATCAAATATCGAAATACATTTGTGGTCTTCAATATTGCCCCTAATGTATGTAAAAATCCATCATAAAACAATTGCTGAGAATTACTGTTTTGTATGGACCCGAAAAAATGTAATAAAGGACCGTTTTTCCCCATTATTTCGTATTGGGTTCTCGAATCTCGGAAAAAATATAATCCGTGTATTTCCTCTTTTCGATACACACAAAATACAAATAATATTTTCGCTTTAAGCATTTCCACAATATTTCCTAAAGATGTAATACCAAATACCGAGAACTTCAAACGTAGTGTTCCGATAAAATCAACCAAAATGTTAATATTCTTATATGTAATTTCTTTTATCAAAAAATGTAACGGCAATTGGGGTCGTTCAACGTCTTTCAATATATCATACACATAAGATTGATGTTTGATTATCGGAACGACTCCGTGATAGGGTTCTCCTTCTTTTTTCAACAATGATATTTGTATTGGTTCTCGAATTCGTATTCGATAATCGTGTGTTTGTAATAACCGCCGCATAATATCCTTTTTATCCAGTTCTCGATTCACACAAATAAAATCCACGAAATAAATAGTATGTTGTTCACCATTGTATGAAAACTCCATTGGACGAGAACTCACACACCCTTTAATGACGTCGTCTTTTTTATGGGCCTCTTCAACCCGTTTCCAAGTCGTATTATTCGCACCATATTTTGTTTGATTTATTAAAGGAAGCGGTTTACGATAAAATGAAAAATAACACGGATATTGGTGTCCCACAAAATACGCATTCAAATTGTCTTTGTGAAATATGAAGAATGTGGAGTCGGAAGATACATAATGACACTGTAATAAGTCAATGAGTTCTGTTACACCGGTTCCAGATATATCCACGAATTCTTGTGTTTCTATATTATCAAAGTCGCAAAATCTACTTTTTATTGGAAACCGTTTTTGTATAATAAATGGGCGTGTGTATAAATATCGCCAAAAATCGTAGCTGTGATATACAGGCTGATTATTCCAAAACGGGAAACTTAATTTGATATATATGAAAATAGACAACACCAATAATACGAAAAATAACAATAAATATATGTGTAGGTTCTCATATATGGTTTCTCTGTCGATGATTGGATAATACATTTGAATTGAAAGTATATTTAATCTGTATTAGTTCTACGAAATAATATATTATTTATTGTTGGAAATAATATACAAATTTATTTACTATTTAATTATGGAACGTTCGAGAACCAAAGAAGAAACTACAACCATAGACGATATTTTATCTAAATTATATAGCGTGAAATCCTTAATGGAAGGGCTCAAACAAAATAACGTCCAAATATCTCGAACTGAAAAAGTCCAAATCCATATGTTATTGAATATTTTGAACGCTATGGACCAATATACCAAATAACTCTAATGTGACCTTTCTAAAATATAAATATATTGATGTGGGTCATTTACCGGCGACTCTTCCAACAAAAACTTTCCGTGGACAATGAATCCTTGTTCGATAGCCAAACGCAAAACACTATTCACCGGCTCTATACGCAATGTCCTCTCATTTTCACGAATATTGGCACTCGTCTTATCCACAAACGTTTCTTTTTGAGTTACCACACAAGCACTCGGTCTATCTTCATCGTCGTCCTCACTACCGGATACTTTGAAATCATTTGAATATGAAAACCCTGGAAAATCTGTTTTGTGGTGTTTCACTGTTTTTTTGCTATATTTTGTTAAGAGGCCTACATTATGTGGAGACGCTTTGATACCCAATGGGTCATATTTGGTGCCATCTACCAAATGAAGAATCAAAAAGGAATTCGGTTTGAGCCAATAATAGCAATTACGAAAAAACAGGGATTTATCTTCGATTTCATAATATGTATGATTCAAACAAAATATGTGTGTGAAAGTGCTGCGTTCGTAGTTCATTGAATCTAAAACATCGCCCAATTTCACAGGGAGTTTGGGATATTTTTCTTTCGAAATATTCACCATAGCTTCGGATTTATCGATACCATAAATGTTGTCAATGTGATTATCGTGGAGGGTTTTCAACAAAGCACCGGTGCCGGAACCCACACATAACATTGTGGAATATTTGGGCGACGGGTTTAAATGTTCAACAATTTTGTTGGCGATGTATGAGCACATCACTTGTGGATAAGAGACCGTATCATAAATTTCGGCGTAAAATGGGTCATATATATCTTGATTTTGTTTGAGTAAAAATGGTTTGTCTTGTTGAAATCCTTCTTCGATATTTTTCTGTTTGAATTTCATTTGGGTATACAAAAAGAATATTGACGCTAAAATAATTAAAATATAGAGTAAATATGTATTGTATGTTTTCATTTTATATAAAATCTGTATAAAAATACGACAGATTTTATATTGCGAAACTAATCTAACGATGTTCTCCGGTTCTCAGTTGAACCCTTGTGCTGTTATGGAAAGTGTCGTTTCCAATGTGGCTTTGTAAATTGTCCATTCCGCGAGATTGTGCGAAGTCTTCACGCTTGAATAAATTGGGGAAAGGTTGGACGGAAGGTTGTGATACAACTTCTGTTTGATACAAATCACTCTTGGAAGATGGAATATAAGTGGATTGTGGAGCTCCGCCGCGTTGTAAAGCGAAGAATTGGTTTCTCAAAGAAGATTCGAGGTTGATGTTGGACAAATAACCATCAACGGGTCCTTTTTCTAAATTACTGTAAAACTTATCTTTAGGTTCGTATTGGGGGTATTTTTCGATGGCCTGTTTTGGAATACAGCGTCGGTCTATCACTGGAAATAAAGCGTATTTTGTGGAAACAGGACGAGGGTCGAAATTGGGTTGTAGTGGTGCGTCCGTGGAAACACGGTCGACAATACGGCGGTTAAGCTCCTCCACACGTTCATTCTGTCCGATCAATACACCAGCATATCCGGATGGTATTAACCCTTCTATTTTTTGATTATGTTGTGAATATTGCATATGTTATATAGTTAATATATATTTTTATATAGAAAAACATATATCATTATAAATAGGCGATTAATACATCATTCGGCTTTATACCTTGTAAAAAATCTATTTTGTAATTGCTGTTAATCGATTTTAATTGTTTAATCATTTCATCGTAAAAATTATCGTATCTGGATTCACTCCAAGGTTTTTTATGACGAATAATCCTCATATCATCAATACAAATAATATGGTCGTTACGTTTTAATTGTTTAATGGCTTCTAATTCAACAATGACTGGACACCTATATTGGTATTTTTCTTTCATACCGCTATCCACGTGAGCATCCAAAAAGAATATGGCTCGTTTTTCTTCAAAATCCGGATTGTTAACAATATGTTTTTTTAAATTAGCACTATCATCATGTATCAATACATATTTATCATCGCTAAAATCTTTAAGAGATTCTTTGTTAGCCTTATCGATCCAAATCTTTTGTATTTCAATGCTGTAACATTTGTCGAAACCACAATTCAATGCTTTAGTCAAACTACCACACTTGTATAAACCAGTTTCTAAATACGTTTGACAATTATGTGTATTTTTAATGTTTTTCAAATCATCGGCAAATGGCATGTATATATATAATTTATATTATCTATTTGTGCGTTATTTACCGAATACTTTATCTATGTTGTGTAATATAGAGATTGTCTCTAGTGATTTTTGCGTGTCTATTTTTTTCCTGTATTTTTCAGGTTCATCTAGTATTTGTTTGATGAAAATAATATCTTTATCAGCATCACCTGTCAAATATAAGAGTTGATCCGGAAAATACGATTCAATATTTTTACATCCTAAATATATTGGGGTTGTCCCACATAATAATGTATTTGTTATTTTTTCACTGAAATAATGATTCAATCGGACGTTCTCAATCGCAATGTGAAATTTGTAGTCTACATATGGTTCATAATTTTCAAATTTCCCCTTTATTTGTGTATACTTTGTGTTTTTGTATTTTAAACACCCATTGCCGTATATATCTACCGGTAAGTTTTCTCTCAAAATACGGTCAATCAATATATGACGATATTTATGACCAATTTGATGTTGTTTTAGACTAAATATAATCGACATTAATTTTGTTTTATCTGGTATAGATTTCAAAGGTGTTACGTGTAACATATATGCGTAATGCTCATAAAACGGTTCAGGTAGATTGGAAGCATCACCAATATAGTATTTTCCAATTTGTTCTTTTGCATAATTGATGAAAGTATCTGTAAGTCCCAGATAAACATTCGGTTCAAATGACAACCCAATAACATTCTGTTTGGGTATGTGTTCTGGTATTTCTGGCATACAAGTATTTATAATAATAACATGTGTGAAATCGTTATCATTTGTAATATAAACTTTTTTATCTTCTCCATAAAAATCTAATAAATGTGATTCACATAATCTTTCGTATATTCCTTTGTATACATCAGGGTTTGCTATATTAGCATAAAACTTCAATTTGTATACTTTATTTTCTGACATATGTTATTTTATATTATATAATATTTCTATATTGAATACATATAAATATTATTTTACATTTGAATCGATATAGTCCGATGGAAAATATATATAACTCTGCTATTGTTAATAGAGAAACATATGTAAACATAACCAAACGGATTCAAACACTGAAAACTCTTATTAACTCCAGAGAAAAAGTGCAGAATTTCATAAATCAAGATATTGTTCGAAAAAAGGATTACTTGGATAATATGGCACTCGACTTATTAAAAACGACACTGTATGGTTCTACTTCAGAGATTGAAAGCGACTCTTCAAAAGTAGATTTATCGAAATGTACGTTTATCATACCTTTTAAAAAAGACTTCGATGAACGTCTTGTGAATCTTACGTGTCTTTTGAACTTCATTGGCAAACACTTCAATACAAAAATAATGGTGTTTGAGCAAGGTACGAAATGTAGTTTTAATGACCTTGTGTTAAAGTACACGACCAATATGGAGTTTTATTTTTTGGAGAGTTCTATGCCATTTTCTAGAACGATTGTTTCGAATTATTTGATTGAGCGGTCCACTTCGGAAATATTGATTATTAATGACACCGATTGTTTTACGTTACCTAACGCATATGAAATCACACAAAATAAATTATTAAATGAAGGATTCCGATTGCTTCATCCGTTTGGAACTCCACCCGGCTCTTTCGAAATTACTGACAAGACGAATTTTATGAAAGACTACAATATCCATGATTTGAATGTTACGTCTACACCTAATGTTGCCGGTGTTGGTGGAATATTGTTTATTCATCGCGAATTGTATAATTTATTGGGAAATGAGAACATATATTTTATTAGTTATTCGCCTGAAGATATTGAACGCGTAAAGCGTATCAGAAAATTGGGTTTCAAATGCTCAGAATCTTTCAATGAAAAAGCCGCAGGACCTAACAATAAATATTTGACGACGCCTTTATTTCATTTGGGCCATCCCAGAACCGAAGAAAGCACCATCTTACACAAATATTACGTAAGTAATGAACTATTGAACTTTTGTTTAGAAACATTGACAAAACAAGAATTGATTCAATATTATTACAAATATTCTATGTTTGATGGAACGCTGGACGAATATATTCAGAAACTTCAGTCATACAAATAATATAAATAATATATCATAATATTTTCAATATAATATCAATGAAAGGATATTACATTAATCTGGAAAAACGAACCGACCGTGATGACTACATGAAGAAACACGTTTTAACACGTCCGTTTTTCAAAAACATTGAACGGTTCAACGCAATTGAACACGAAAAAGGAGCCGTTGGATGTACAGTATCACATATTGAGTGTTTGAAAAAATTTCAAGCGATGAACGAACCCTATTACATGATTTTAGAAGACGACTTCTTCGTATTGAGTGAAGAAAATTTCCAATGTTTTACAGATGCGTTCGAAAAAGTCAAAGAAGAAGCATGGGATATTATTATTCTCACACCACGTGGAAAGACACACACGAAAAATATTTGTGACGAGTTTCATCGAGTAGTAGACAATCAAACAACTACTGGATATATTATCAGACACGAATTCATATCAGTATTATTACCCGTGTTTGAAAACAGTGTGAAATATTTGGAATCGGGTGGAAACCCTGATTTATGGGCATTAGATTCTTGTTGGAAACCGTTACAAGAATCTACACAGTTTTGGTATTTCAAAAAAATCTACGCAGGACAACTTCCCGGATATTCCGACATTGAAAAACGCCCAGTGAATTATAATCAACGATTTGTCATACAAAATTGTTTTTGATTCACTACGACCATTCACTTCGAAATGATGGAATCGAGAATTTCTTCGGTGAATTCAACCTTCGACATATCTACACCAATAGTTGTATATATTTCTTTATTTTTATTGATTACATAACTAACGTCGTTCCATCGATTGAACTCTTCTCTGTGTTTTTCGTTTTTTATCATTTTTGAAAATTGTCTGGTCACTGAGGATGGGTCATTATATGATTCATTTGTTTTGTCAGAATGGGGTAAATGTTCTGTGTTTTTCACATAAACAGTATTAACAACTAAACACTTTTCGGGATACAATGTATGTCCTATAAATTGGGCATACCACATACAACGACCAGACCCATGGAAGTATACTGGAAAAATATGCTCGGCAAAATCAGCCTGAAAATAATGACAACATAAATCGTGACCCATTATTGGAAATGCTTCTTTATTATCCGTCTCAATTTGAGTTTTGTGTGAATTCCAAGCCCAATTATCTCCATAAACAGTCCCCGTCAATGGACGATATTTCTCAAAAAATGTTTTCAACTCCATAGCAACGTCGTTTGTTGTTTTACTCACAAACTGAACATCATCGTCAATAAATATGAAATATTCATATTGTTCTCTCACCTTATCGTATAATAATGACCTTCCTTCACTCCACACAATGTTTTCGCCAAAGAAACTAGCATTTTTATCATTTCTATCATTTCTCCAATTTAAACGAAACCAGTCGCAATAATCTGTATTGAACTGAGATTTGTGCTCGTATGATAATGATGTATTACACTTATTACCTTGTTCTAACACAACAAATAACTTTTTTGTCATTACTGTTTTACTATAACTATTTTTATATTTTTTAATCGAATGAATATAAAAATATACAAGACTATACACATATATGACTAAATATATAATTATAACAACAATAAATCAATATGACTCTACTAGCATAGCCGAATTTATGAAACATGATTATGATATTATTGTTGTTGGAGATAAAAAGACACCACACGATACATACATCGATAAAAAAATGATATATGTTCATCCAACAGAGAATAATCAATTTCCTGATTTTGAATCAGCCATTCCGTATAATCATTATTGTAGGAAAAATATTGGATACTTACACGCCATTAAAAATGGAGCAACTGAAATATTCGATACAGACGATGACAATTATCCTCTAGAAAACTTTTCGATTTGGGATAAAACAATTGAATATAAATTAGTGTATGGGTCAAAATTTCCAAACATATTATCACTTTTTACAAAACAACATCTATGGAACAGAGGATATCCTATTGAAAAATTACAGTCTGAACAAACAATCCTACTAGAAGAAGTAAATGAATCATCCAAAAATCAAATAGGAATTATACAAAGTTTGGCTGAAAATGATCCAGATGTAGATGCAATATGTAGATTGACAAATAAAGATTATAACAATGAAATCATTTTCAAGAAAAATTTAGGATTTATCATAAAACGCAATACATATGTCCAAGGAAATACTCAAGCAACTTTGTGGCGTAAACCTGAACTGTTTCATCTATTATATATTCCTTGTACTGTTTCTTTCCGATTTTGCGATATATTAAAAATGTATGTTGCTCAAAAATGTATGTGGCAATATAATCTATTATTTTCATACATATCACCCATTGTTCTTCAAGAACGTAATGAACATGATTTTATGAACGATTTTAAATCCGAATATCCCATGTACATAAATATACTAAATATCGTCGATAACATTTTTGAATGTATTACACTAAAACAAAACAAAACAGACTTACTAACAGTTTACACTGAATTGTATAAACACAACATTGTTAACGAAAAAGAACTAAATATCATACAAATGTGGTTAAAATATGTCTAAGAAATAAAGTATTTAAAACGTTATACATATCAAATATTATCATGGAAAAAATACGTTTACCTGATTACGCAAATTCAATGAATATCGATATTGGATTGTCATTTTCTGCTTGTCATACACAACAATGGTTAAAAAAACATTCGAACCTATTTGTTATTGGTATAGAAGCATTACAAAGTAATATTAACAAACTTAATAAGGGGGACCAAACAACTTATCATCATAGAGAAAAGGAACATTATTTAGACACAAAATTTATACAAGAAGGCAAATGTATCCTTATGAACTATGCTATTGTTAATAGCGACGAAAAAACAATTAATTTTTATAATACACAAGACCCAGGCCAGTGTTCAATCTATCATCCACCAAAGACACGAGATATCTTTAACGTTAAGGAAATAATAAAAGTCGACTGTTGTAAACTAGAAGATATTTTGAAAAACATAGAATTCAACGAAAAGGTAAAATATGTAAGCTACATCAAAATAGACGTTCAAGGAGCAGATTTAGATGTAGTAAAAAGCGGTGGCGAAATCATGAAAGAACGTGTCGTTTATATAACACTAGAGCCGGAAGTTGTATATTCTTCAGGACAAAATAATTCCGTTTCATCCATCAAGAACTACATGAACAGTATAGGTTTTAGTAAAGTGCAAGTTAATAATGTAAAAGACCCAACATTCTTAAATGATAAATTTAAACATCTTTATCCCCCAGAACAACACAATATTATTTGTATCCAAAATAATTAAAAATATTTTTGTGTAATAATACATAAATATTATAGCATATAAATATAATATGTATTTCTTAACATGTAGAAAAAACAAAGTAATCGTCGGGTGGAGTGCAAAATCCGGATGTAGTCATGTAAAACGAATATTCAAATATTTAGCAAATAATCAAGATATCAGTGACCACAATAAAGTTCATCACGCGACATACACACGTTTACCACCAGATATTACATCATACACAATCATTATTATTATTCGAAATCCATATAAAAGATTAGTATCTGGATTTAGGGAAAAATACAATCCAGATCCAAACAGCTCCGGAACATGCCATAAAATGTGGACAGTTGATAAACCACTCACTTTTTCAAATTTTGTAGATGAAATTGTGGAGAAAAATTGGAAAGTTATACATGAACATCATTTTCTACCTCATATTAGCGAAGCATATGATAAAAAAATCGAAAACCACGATAAATTTTTTGTTTATGATATTGAAAATATTGACTATCAACAATTTGAAAAATTATTTTCGAAAACAATACCAAAAGCTTTATTAGATTATCGAGGAGGGCACGAAAATACTCGAACAAAAACTCTTGAAAAATATGTTTATGACGACGAAATATCCACTTATAACGAGTATTTAGTAAACACCAAGTATTTTTACAACGAAAAAATTTTGAAACAAGTGAATGAATTTTACAAAAATGATTTTGAACTATTCAGACGATTTGGATTTGATTATACATTCTGAAGATTATTCGATATATCAACTTCATCCGCTATTTCTTCTAAAGAATTCTCGTGAATACTTCCATTTAAATCCTCTACTATTTCGTCTGCTGGTGGTTCGTGTAATGGCACGGAAGTAAAATCCGTGTTTTGTCTCGGCGAAGGAACATAAGGAGTTCTTACAGCTATTGTTTCAGCCGACTCTTTTAATCGCAATGCTGTTTGCTTGTTCTTCTTGCTTTGGTATTCTTCTAAATCTTCTTTATTGTTTTTGAACTCTTTCTCGATATCTGCTTTATGACTTTCCAGTGTTGTATACACATTGTTCATCAAATCCATTTCATCCGCCGACGAACCATTCGGCGTTCGGTCTTTCAAAGCAGGCTTAATATGAGCCAACATATCAATTCGCAATTCACGCTTCAATAAATTACTTTGTTCGCAAATCTTAGCATACTGACTATATTTCTTATTCAAGTAAGAAATTCCGGATTCTCCACGGTCTTCTTTTCCTACAGACAATGTCTTGTAAATATCTATTGCCAACGCATAAAACTCTTTGGATTGCTTCAACTCCAAATCCATACTAGACTGAATACCCATATATAACTCGATGGAACCCATTATACCCATAATCATACCTATAATACACGTAATACCAGACACAATTTGTTGGTCCAATAACGGTTGTAATCCCACAGAAGCCGTCGAATTAATAGATGCTAAAATAATAATCGGGATACGGAAATATTTTCCATAAGACTTAAAATGAAAATATCGACGACGATGATACTCACACAAATTCACACAATTTACACGCAACTTTTCCAATATGTCTTCTTCTTCTTGTGTCCATACGTTACTTAACATACCTTCTCCCATTATGTTATACAATATATATGTAAAAAAATCGATTGACTTTTTTCTCTATATTTTGAACGCATTATATCAACCAACCAATTATTGAATATGAATATTATGTATGAACTACCCGAACTTGTTCAAGGAATCATTGTCAAACGACCTTCCGCCAATTGTAAAACACCTTATGTGGCCGATGTTTTCGTAGAAGAAAATGATGAAACCGTTATGGCTCACACCCCGGCATTGGGTTGTTGTGGACTATCCGACAAAACCAGTGCGGTATATATGTCGCCAGTTATTTCCAAGAAAAATGTATGCACATATCGTGTAGACCTTTCTATATTATACGAACCGAAACTTCAAACAAATATTATTGTGGGAATCAATCCGAAATTGGCCGAAAACTTAGTCGAACACGCTCTCAGACATAATCAACTAGGGTTCTTGAAAAATACTACCACGTTTGTTCGCGAGTTCTTTATTGAAGGAACCCATTCGCGTTTCGATTTTGTTGGAGTCGATGCTTCCGGCAAACCTTTTGTAATGGAAGTGAAAAATGTTCCTTTGGCGGATTATGTGGATTGTTGTGCTAAAGAACGTAAGAAAATGGATATGACCGTTTTCGATGATGTGCCGTGGAATAAAAAAATCGCGTATTTTCCGGATGGCTACAGAAAGACCGCTAAAGAACCGGTTAGTCCAAGAGCCTTGAAACACTTATATGATTTGGTTTCAATAACGAAATCATACAGAACTATTATGTGCTATGTTATCCAGCGAGAAGATGTTGGGACGTTTCAACCGAGCGTTATCGACGAAACTTATCGCAAGGCCTTTTATGAATGTCAAGAAAAGGGTGTGGAAATGCACGCCATACAATTTAAATGGGATAAAAATGGATGCTGTGAATTAATGTGTGATGATTTACCTATTTCTTAGATTTGGTTTTGCGTCGTCTTTGTTTGCGTGTTTGTTTCGATTTTCGTGTGCGTCTTTTTTTATATGATTTCTTATTTCCTCCTCTTGTTCGTTTACCAAACAATGACGAAAATATCCCTGTTCTTGCTTCTTGTTTTTCTCCTGTTCTCTTTATAACTTTCTTTATTGAATCTGATGTAACGTAACTGGCAACGCTACCTTGGCTATCTTGGCTATCTTGAACTTCTCCATATTGTATTGTCATATTTTCAAAATGTTGTGTTATTTTCATCACTGAAGAATCGTCTTGTTCATTATTATCATTGAACGTTCCGCGAATTCCAATAATTGTGTTCGATATCATGCTAGCAATACATCCACCTAATGCCTCGGCTGTTCTTATTATTGGTGTTGTATCATCAATAAAAGAACTATCAGAAACTCCACTCATTATAGAACTTTGTGATTGTGATTGCGATTGTTTAATTCGTTTGCAAGAATCTTCATACCCGGGCAAATCGTTGACACTTCCAATTCTCTCATTCATTATTTGAATAACATCCAACACTTTGTTTATAATACTCATTACTAGTCCACCAAATTTAGGTATGCTCCTTAAAATTGTTCCTGTATTGTTAATCGCTACATACCCTAATATGATTAACGCAATTAATTCTCCGGTTTTTAGTTGTAGTGCTGTCGATGTGGCAGTTCCTATATTATTTATTATAGCATCATACAATCCTTTTAATGGGTGTCCATCTATATATATTTGGTTACATAATTCGAACAACTTCTCGTTCATTGTATTAGACGCTTCTCCGACAACATCAATTGACTCACTAATCATATTGATAGGCAAAATAAGTGCTGGATGAAAATTATCCTTGGTCCACCTTTCCCACCATTGTTTTGTTGTAAAACATTCATTTGTTCCAACGTCTCCTACACAATAAAAATCAGAGGCAAATAATTCATTAGTTTTTTTTGCCATTTCTTCAGCAATTTGTTTGAAATTTGCTGCGTCTGTTCCAATCATTTTTTCTTGAAAAGAATTGTATACAATCGACGCTGTTGCTGCTGTTTTATCGGCATCAAGACCTTTTAAAATACCTAGAACAGAATTTTTTCGCAAATCTAATAAAACCAACAACGCAATGTATAACTGACCAAATGCTGTCGCACGATTCACTATTTTTACTGTAGTTTGAGTTTCTTCATCAATTTCATCTATCGGATTTTCTTGCAAGATAATTTCTCCATCTTCAGTATCAATTATTCTGTTTTCTTGGCTATATTGTTGTGAACTCATATACTATTTCCACTATACACTATATTTAGAAATATAAAATATATAATCCCTAAATTTATTGTGACATTATAATATAATATACCTAAATGACAAGTATTACTAAAGCTACAGGAGATTATAGTATTTCTGTTGGATATGGTTCAAGTTCTACTGGACATAATGGAATAGCACTTGGTTTTCAAAGTAATGAAACTGACGATAAATCCATTTCCATTGGCTACAACGCCGACGCAGGAAGAATCCCCGGACACATTTGGAGCTCACCCAACTCTGAAACTTCTAATTGGAGTTCTATTACATTTGATACACCAACTGTTGGAGACCTTTCTGGAACACCCATTTTTGTCGCCGTCTCATCAGGTGGCACATATGGGGTAATGACCAGTTCAGACGGAGAAATATGGGACGTTACTGCTTCAACCGACGCAGACGGAAAAAATTGGAGCTCCATCACATCAGCCACTCCAGATGTCGGTGATTTCAGTAATAATGTTTTGTTTGTCGCTGTTGGACCCACTGGAACAAACACCAGTGCTATGACTAGTCAAGACGGTATTAATTGGACTCTACAAAACACAGTGAATAATCAATGGACTTCAGTGACGCACGGAGTCCCTAATGATACCGGTATCACCACTTTTGTTGCTGTTTCTAACACCGGTAATAAAAGGGTTATGACCAGCACTGATGGTAAACAATGGGCCACAAGAACTACACCATCTACGGCAGCAGACTGGCGTTCAGTAACCGCCGGAATACCGTCTGTTGGAGACGCCAGCCATAATACTCTATTTGTTGCGGTCAGTTATGATTCATATGTTATGACCAGCACAGATGGTGAGAATTGGGACCTTTCTCAAAACCCAGCAGGAAATTCCATCAAAGCCACCAGTGTTTGTGTCGGAACACCTCATACAGGAAATTATGCCAATCAACCTCTATTTGTCGCAGTTGGTCACGCCAATTCTAGCGAAGACGTTGTCATGATTAGTGATGATGGATACAATTGGAGTTCCATCAATGCCGGCTCTGTTGGAAATGCCCTAAATTGGGAAAGCGTAACAGCTGGTATGGTAAATGGTGTAACATTATTTACTGCGGTCTCTAGTACCGGCACTGGAAATCGTGTTATGACGAGTTATGATGGAATGAACTGGGTCATTGGTTCTAACACACCAGACCAAACTTGGAAAGGTATCGTTTCAGGTATTCCTAGAAATGGCACATATAATGGCGAGCAGCTCTTTGTTGCGGTGAGTGAAAATGGCAGCTCAAGCCGTGTTATGATATCCAATATGATGTGTAAGAATAGTATTGCGATTGGCTCGGATGCTTTGACTGGCGGAGAAAACAGTATTGCCTTAGGTAATGGGGCCTCTACCGGTCAATATCATAATTCAGTGGCCATTGGTAATGGAGCAATTACGGAAGCCGACAATACGATTGTTTTTG